AGATAAAGACAACTGATTTCTCCGAGACTACATCATCAACAATAACAATGGTAATCGCTCCTGCGACCGGAGAAGTATTGAGGTTTAGTTATGTTAAACAATAGCGAGGTGTAAAATCAAACAATCTTTCTTGGTTGATATTGCCGATACTATCCGCTTAACGGTTTATGATAATAACCGCCCTCAAATCCCCACATCAGCGACAATAACGTTGTATAATCCTTCCGGCTCTACATTGCAAGCCTCTGCTTCCGCTACGGTTGATGGGACTACCGGCGAGATGACATATTCTCTCACCGCGACGCATACCGCAGATGAGGATTTGAATTATAAAGCAGTCTGGGCGTATGTTTTAAATGGGACTACTTATTATCAGACACAGTTATTTGATATAGTCAAATCTCTTTTGGCTATACCAATCACCGATGATGATTTATATAATGAGCTTGATTCCCTGAAAAAAGCTAATTATCAAGCAACAGCAACCGCTACGGCGGGCGCAGCGGGTTCGCTTACTGATACTAAGCGGCGTGAAGAGAATGACTTTTGGAAAGGCGGCACATTAGAAATAGTATCAGGCACGGGAGTTAACCAGAAAAGAGACATAACCGGGTTTACCTTGTCTACGGGAGTATTCACTGTTACGCCTAATTGGACAACAAATCCTGACTCAACCAGTATCTATGTGGCAATAAAATCTTTTTCTAAAAAGATACAGGCCGCCTTTGATACTATCTGCACAATGCTTTATGATAAAGGCAAGAGGCATGAGCTTATTTTAGAAAGCTCGCAAATTGCCAAGCCGTTGATATATTTGACTATTCATATGATCGCTCTTGACTTGATGGACGAAGCAGATGACAAATGGTCACGGCTTGCTGATGCTTACTGGAAGAAATTCGATACCGCTTTCAGCAATATGAAACTTGATTATGATGAGGATGAAAGCGGCGCAATAGATGAATCAGAGCGGCAGCAAAGCCAGACATCCCTTAGAATTGGCAGGGCGTAAGTGGACAAGCTGATTAACATTCATATTGACAACGTCGAGAAATTAGAGGAAAAGATTGATGTTATTATCCAAAGGGAAACAGCGAAAATTGATATTAATGAAATTCTTGCGTCGCCTGAAGAAGCGTTATCAATGGTTGCGGGAAGGATTAAGCGGATATTTTTGGATGAATTCGCAGATAGGGCGGTGGAGTTAGGTTTTGATTTTGGCAGGAAGGTCAACGAGAAAATTGAGCAAGATAAGACAATTAAGATTGATGATTCCAAAGACCCAAAGTTGAATGATACAGGCGAAGATAATAAATAAGATTGAATTTCCCGAGATTACGCTTCAGGAAGATTTGGAACGCATAGCCAAAAATATAATTATACCAGATATTATTGCTGGTATTGATAATAGTATGGCTATCAATGGCGGCTCATTGCCTGCCAATGAACCGGAAACTATTAGACGCAAAATGTCTAATAAACAATTAGTTGAGACAGGAACATTAAGAAGCTCATTTTTTTATAAGTCAGTAGGTAGAAACAGAGTGGTTATTAGCATTTCGAGTATCCGCAAGAAAATCGGCGGATATTTGCAAAGCGGGATAGAAACTAAAAGAGGTATAAAGCAATACAGGTTTTTTGGGATATCGCTTGACGCACGCGACAGTGCAATGTTATATATGCATAACAGAATAGCGGAGCTGGCGCGTGGCAAACGAAGCAAGTAAAAAAATAACTCAAGAAGGAATAGCCAGGGAGATTGCTACGCTTGATATTGTTTTGGCGGCTAAGGTAGGCAGAACGGCTTTAACCCTTGAGGAATATATCCGAGTGCGCCATGCCCAGGGCGCAACGCTTGAGATTATAAGAGCTGACTTATTGACCGACCTGGAAGAAGGTGGCCGGATATTCGGGGAATTTATAAACGCACTTAAGCCCACATTCGGCGGTTCAATACATCGTTTCCGTGATATCGGAGTATTAGCTGAGAACGGAGCAAAACAAAAATACCGTTGGGTGGCGGTGTTGGTGAACACCTGTCCTGATTGTTTAGATAGACATAACAAGATCAAGCTGTGGGCCGATTGGGAAGAGGATGGGCTTCCGCGGACGGGTGCTACGGTATGCAAAGAGAATTGCAAATGTGTTCTTTTACCAGAAAAAGTAACGGAGCTCGAGCCTGTGATGAGGTCTAAATAATGTCATACGATACGGTCAAGTCGGGGATAGCGGGTAGGCTAAATGCTTTGGGATATGTTGAATCATCACAAGCGGTAGATTTTAAAAATGCTTCGGCTAATGAGTATGGCAACCGGTATATTCTTAAATGCTTATCAGGAGAAAACCAAAATAATACTATTATAGATCGCTTTGATGATAAGCAGGAATGGCAGGTTTCAATCGCGTTCACCAGGTCAGAGCAGAATGATATTATTTCTCTTGATGCTGCCCATAGGGCTAAAGATATTATTATCAAGGATTTGGATAAGCCATCGAATTGGACATCGTTTGTTAAGATATTGAAATACGATAGTTGGAAAGTGATAGAAATTGATAACTATTTTGTTTTGGATATTCGTTTGGAAATACTGGATTTGTATATTCACGGTTAATAAAAAAGGAGGAGTCAGTGTATACGAAAAAGACAACTTTATATGCCAAAATAGAATCAACATCAGGAACAGATTCAACGCCTACCGCGGCGGCTAACGCGGTGATTGCCTACGATGTTGAAATAACTCCAAAGGCAGAAATGAAAAAACGATCTGCCGGTAATGCAGACCGTTCATCCTTTGCAGATATCAGGGGAAAATCTGCTGTTGAAATAAAGTTTAATGTTGAGCTAAAAGGTTCAGGCACTGCCGGCACTGCTCCTCGTTGGTCTCCGTTGCTGAGGGCGTGCGATAGATTAGAGACTTTAAATGCCGGGACCAGTGCTATCTATACCCCCGCGGCCACAAATGAAACTTGCACTATTTGGGTAAATATTGATGGAATATTGCATAAAATGGCAGGGTGTGCAGGTGATTGTGAGATAGACTTAACTTCAGGGGAAGTGCCTTTTCTCAAATTCACTTTTTCAGGCGTTTATGTATTGCCTACGGATTCGGTAATTGAAGAAGCGACTTATGATTCTCCCGTGCCGGTTATCGTAAAAGGCACGACAACGACATTTGGCTCTTACGCGGCGATTATTGAGAAACTATTGCTTAAATTCGGGAACTCTGTAGTTGAGCGCACAAGTATGAACGCCACCGAAGGGATATTAGCTTTTATGGTGGGTAACCGTAACCCCTCTGGAATTATGACTTGTGAAGCGGTGTTGAGAGCGACAAGTAATGCCGACTTTTGGTCATATTTTCATTCGGGGACATCGAAGGTGCTATCCTTGGTGCTTGGGGCGACAGCAGGTAATATCGTAACTATAGCCGCACCAGCATGTATACTTGAATCGCCTAAATACGGCGATAGGGATGGTTTGAGAACTTTTGATATTGGATTCCAGATGGCAAGATCAGCGGCAAGCGGCAATGATGAATGCACTATTACACTGACTTGAGTTTACAATAACATTAACCTAACGAAAAAAAGGGGGAGATATGATCACAGGAATAGACGTGGGCTTAGTCCAGGATTATATTAGCAAGTATGATAAAGGAGAACCTAAGACAATTTGGAAGATTAGCGTATTGTCTGTTCACGCTTTTGCTTTTGTTGCTTCTAAAATATCTGACATAAATAAATCTATTGAAGCAATGATTGATATTGTTAGATTTGGTTTAAGGGGTTTTGATAACTTCAAAGATAAAGAAGGCAAAAATGTTCAATTTAAAACAGAAAGCCACGATGTATCTTCAAAAACATTTGATATTGTTTCAGATAATATCATTAGTATCATTCCTACTGATATTATCGTGGAACTTGGCAGCAAGATTTTAGAGATAACAAAATTATCGGAGCAAGAAATAAAAAACTAATTCTGGCTGTCTGGATTCCTTATTGGGATTTGCGTTGCGAAAAATGTTCAGATGGCCAGAAGAAATTCAACGGGTGCGAAGAAGATAGCTATATTCCCGAACGCTGGAGAATCAAGGAATGGGTATGGCAAAGGTGTCCTGTAAAATTGATCACGAAAAAAACTATTGAATATCTTAAAGCATATAGATTTTATAAAAATGGAATACTCCCTTGTGCCGGGGGTTGGATGTCTCAAGCACAAAGTTTTATAGAAGCCGTGGAAGTTATAGAAGATAATATTTTGAAATTGCCAAAATCCGGCTAAGGATAGGAGATAAATATGAAAATACGAAAAAGCGCCAGCGATAATTTATGGTATTATCTTATTTGTATTTTATCATTTGGCATAGTTTTTGGTATTAGAGTTGTTATAACCAATGCCATAAAACAGGCATTACGAGAGGACTAAATGGCTTCTGAGAATGAACTTCAGATAGTTTTAACCGCGATAGATAATGCATCATCAGAAATTCAGAAAGTAAAATCTGAATTAAACGGTGTTGAGAAAACTACAGGCGAAATAAAGAAAACTACGGCCGAAACAGGAAAAACCATAAAAGAGCAATTCAGCGAAGCATCTAAGGATGTTAGGGAATTTAGAAAAACAATTTTTCTGGCTGCAGCAGCAATGGCGGCAGTAATCAGCACAGTAAAAGAAGCTTCTAAGTTTAGTATGGAAGCTAAAAAAACTTATGATGAATTTGATATCTCTATGAAAACTTTGGCGGTAACAATAGGACAGATATTAGCTCCGGCAATGGAAGGGATTACTTTCGTTGTTAAAGTATTGACTGATACCATAGAAGCGGCAGTGGCAGGATTTATTAAATTAGGAAGTTTTATTGTTGAATTCTTTGCAAATATCAAGGAGGGTCCCGTAGAAGCTTATAGAAGGGCTATGGAAATATCTAATGCGGCTACTGATCTATTCTTAAATAAAATAGAAGCGACCAGCGCCAGGGTCAGGGCAGGATTGACTTTTGATAAAGAAAAGCAAAATGTTATAGATTTAGAAAAGATAACGGTTAAGGCCGGATACCTGATTAAAAAAAGCTGGGATGCTGTTATTGATGCGACAGGCCAACTGGGGGCATCTTTGGCGCAGGCTTCTGAATTAGGTAGAGATTTTGCAGTTGCAGCAGCTGCGGTTGCTTTGGGTATGGCTATAGTTAATACTGCTACTGGCGTAACCAGAGCTTTTAAAGATTATCCTTGGCCTTTCTCAATGGTGGTTGCGGGAATTATTGCCGCCGCAGGAGCTATCCAAATTGCCACAATAGCCGCTACGAAATTTCACGAAGGAGGAGTTATCCGCGCTCACTCCGGGCTTGCGGTCGGGGAAGTTCCGATAATCGCTCAAACAGGGGAAGGAATATTATCAAGGCGAGGAATGTCGGCTTTGGGCGGGGCTGGAATTTTAAATGCGTTAAATGGAGGATTTGGGGCAGGTAGGCAGATATCAGTTCAGAATTATATCTATAATCCTGTGTTTCGTTCCGACGAAGATATAGATAAACTTGCAGAAGAAATATCCCTGCGCCTTGCGAGAGAGGCAGAAAGAATATGAGCGCGACAATATCATTAACATTCGGTTCTTTAGCTTTAGATTCTACAAATAATATTACTATAAGCCGGATTTCCGAAAAGTCCGGCAAGCCGGTGCAGGCATACAATATTCCGGTTACTGATGGTGCAATAGCCGAAACCGCGAAGCTGGGGCCTAAGGCCATAACTGTTGAAGGTGATATTGCCGGCACTTCTTATGATAATTTACGCACTAATTTAGATACTTTGCATTCAGGGTTAATGAATGGGTTACAAAAACTCACTAAAGATAATGAGCGTTATATTTACTGCCAGCTTAAAGATTTTTCTTATGCTTATGACCATTTGAGCCGCAGGGCGACTTGGAGCGCGCAATTTATCGCGCATTACCCATTCTGGCTTTCAGAAAACCCTGGCTCGAGCGTCACATCACCTTCGAGTGGAGTAGGTTATCAGGTTACGAATAACGGCAATGCTCCGACAAGAGTTAAAGTAACGATAACCCCCACAGCGCAAATGGCTGATGCCTGTCAATTTGAGAATACGACTAAAGGACAGACATTCCAGTATCGCGGGACAGTCGCGGCAAATCAGGCATTGGAGGTTGATAATCGTTACGACACAGATGATTTTGAAGTATTGAACAATAGCGCGGATGACCACGATAATTTTGAAGGCGATTTTGTTGACTTAAATGCCGGGGCGAATACCGTTGAATTTACTGGGACGGCGAGCACAGCGGTTTCATTGCTCTGGCGGGATGCTTGGTATTAAATTATGGCTACTGTATCGGATTATAGTATTCAGTTAAGGGATAAGAACAGCGCGCTCAAACAATACCTTACTCCATTTGTCAGTAAAGTTTCCTGGGAATGGAATAGAATAGGCGGTTGCGGCAGATGCTCAATCACTATAAACAAAGCATATAGGGATATTATCTTTGACGCGCAAGATGATATTCAGATCAGGGTTAAATCCGGTGCGACTTCTAAATTAGTATACCGCGGATACATAGCTAATATTAACCCTATCCTTAAAGTAAATCAGGAAATAAAATTAGACGTTAGAGGATATTTTGATTTGCTAAAAAAAGTAATTGTGCATACATCAGGCGATACCCGCGCTTATTCAAGTAAAACGGTGGCTTTTATAGCGGATGACATTGCAGATACTTTTATTGTGCCAAAAACCCCCATTACAATCGCAGGGGCATTAACTGCCGGTGATTTTACCGCGGACAGTCTTGAGTTTTTCGGGACAGTTGACGACGCACTTCGGACTTTAGCCGATTTGCAGGGCGACATTGAATATGGCGTTGATGAAGATTTAGTATTTTACTGGAATACGGAAAGCACGACAATCAATCGAAGATTTTTTGTAGGCAATAATGTTTCTGTTCTTGAGCGTAGAGTAAGTTTTGATAATCTGGTGAATAAACTTTATCTTGTGGGCGGGGATGTCGCAGGTGTTAAATACAAAAAAACAGCCGAGTCCTCGGATAGCCAATCCTTATATTATCTGGCCGAGGAAATAATCAATAATTCCTCAATCATAACTGATAATGTCGCGGTTCAATATTTGGGGGCGATACTTAATCAAAGGTCTGTTCCCAACTTCTCTATCCGGGCGCAGATTAAGAATATCGATTTGCGGCTTGAGGATACACTGCCAATGGGATTAGTCACTTTTTATGATGCGATATATGATAAAGGCCAGGAGGGCGATATAGCCGGGACGATAATAGGGGCTTCGGTAAATATTACATCAAGCTCTGTTGCTAATCCATCCATAATCACAGCCACAGCGCACGGTTATCTTACGGGGCAAACGGTGCTTATTGCGGGACATTCAGGTTCTACTCCAAGTATCAATGGGACGCACGCTATAACTTATGTTAATGCTAATTCGTTCTCTATTCCCGTTAATGTAACCGTAGGCGGGACAGGCGGGACGGCAGTATCCGACCCTGCTAACGGCGATAATATAATCATCGGCGAAACTGCCGACGGTGGTGATAATGTTTTCGTAGGCGGGCAATATTCCGCGCAGATAGACAGGATAGCATATTCGTTGTCCGAAACCCCAGGCAAGTTTAATTTAGATTTGCAGTTAGGCGATGTAATCACAGAAACAGCGGCTAAAATTAAAAAGATTGAGCTGGCATTGGCAAGCGTTACCCAATATTAGGAGGGATTTATGGCGGCAAGTTATCCGGCGGCAGTTAAAACATTCTCGGCAATAGTAAATGGTGTTACCAAGTTAGTCGCGGCATTATTTAATTCTCCTTATGACGAAATTACCGCTGTAGAGACAGAACTTGGCACAGACCCAGCAGGAAGTGTTGCGGATGTAAAGACACGACTGGCTGTAGCGTTGAATGATGATGGAACATTAAAAACAGTCGCTATAAATAAAGGAGGCACTGGAGTTACTTTAGTACAAAGGGGACGGGCTTCTCTTGCGAATGGTGGCACGGTTACTTTTCCAACTTCTTTTGGAGATACAAATTATACTTTACTCATAACTGCTGAATCTCCAGGAGACGCCGCCACATCACTTAGAAGTAAGTCTGCTACAGGTTTTGAAGTATATAGTGCGGGCGGAACACTGGTTTTTAATTGGTTAGCGATTGATGATGTATAGATCAACAAAAGGAGGCAGTATGAAAAAGTATCTTGCAGTAGTGGCGGCAATTATATTATCGTTGGCGGGGAATTGTTATGCGGCATCAAGCGAGGCGATTAACCCTGAAGCTGAACCGGTAACGATTTATGGTAAATCATTGTCAAGTTCAGGAATAAATAAGATTGTGGCAGGTTCTACAGTAAAGTCACAAACAGGCGGTGGGCAATTTTACACGGGTGGTTGCAGGGTGTTGGGAATATCTATAAAAGGCGTTACCGCCGGAGATAATATCGGAGTTTATGATACAAGCGTTGCCACTAAAAGCGGCAGCGATATAAGCGGATATGATATAAGAGATTTGGAATTTGAATTAGGCATATCCGCTAATAATTCTTCTACTTTTATAGATGCAAAGAGTGCTACTTTTTATCGTGGCATTGATATACTCGCCGTCGCTTCCACGATAGTCACAAGCATTACTTTTGATTATTAAATTATGGTAAGCCGGATATTCCAACTATTGGTTTTATTATCGCCTATTTGCGTGGGGACAAATATCAATATGGATATGTTTGATATTCAGTTCTTCCGCACTGGGATAATAGCTCTATTCGCGGGGGCATTGATGGATAAACCTAAACGAGATATGCCGAAAGAATTGCGGCAGGTTATATTTGCCTTGCTGGGGTTGGCTTTGGTTAATTTATTTATCCACACTTTCGCGCCGATGATATTGCATATCTCGATGAATTTATTCCTGTCAATCGTAGGGTTTTGCGTTGTGTATATCTGTTGGGACGAGAAGTTAAGCCTAAAAACTCCCTTATTAATAGCCGCAGGGATTAATCTGGTTTTCTTTTTAGGCCAGAAGATGGGTTTTGATCCAGTATGGGATATATTGCCGTATAAAGGCCAGGAAGGCGCTTTCTTAGGCAACCAGCCGCGCTTGATGACCTACTTTGCCTTAATTACGCCATTACTCCCCCTGTACCTACTGCCGATTAGCATAATCCTGGGGATCTTCACAAAGCAATATATAATTTTCCTACCTGTGATTGTGGCGTTAATTTTAAAAATCAAATCGAATAAAATTAAGATAATTATAGGAATAATATCTCTTCTGGCCGCCATTTTTTCCCATAGACATATCATAGATTCTTTTCTGTTTAGAATTAATCTTGCCTGGATGCCAGCGCTGAAATTGTTCTTTGATAGGCCGTTAATCGGATATGGTTTAGGGGCAGCCGTGGTTGATGGCGTGGAAGTTTTTGGGAATAGTTATTTGCAATTAATGATGGGAATGGGGTTGCTTGGATTATTCTGGTATGGATATTTATTTAAAACATTCTATAAACATATTTTAACATCATCGGCATTATTGTCATTAGTCTTGATTATGGCCATTGAATATCCTGTGGAAATTATGAGATTGGGATATCTGATTATAGCAATTCTAATTTCAGGATTGATTAAAAGAGGAGCGGTATATGAAAAAATTATTTAAATTTTACTTTTTGTTATTTTTTTTATTCTCCGCTCCAGGTTTTGCCGCTGAGCCAGGGGCTAATAAAATAAAAACGAACACTTCCGCTTTTAATAATAATCTCGGTGCTGGTGATAACACTGTCCAAAAAGCGCTTGATACTATGGACAACACTTCAATCGTTGGCGGGGAGGGCATAAACGAGCAAATAAGTTATTTTACCGGCACGGGTACGATAGCAGGTAACGCTAAGATGATTTTTAATACTACGACTAATCTAACTACGCTGTATAATTTGACATTAAGTGTTCCGCTCGCCGACGCTTCTGTTGCCGATACTGTCACTCTGACAAACATCACCCAAATAACCGCCCGCAGCCACATCCAGCTATCCGATATAGGCACGAATACCCATAGCACTATTGATACGCATTTAGCCGCCGCAAACCCCCATTCTGACAGCCTCAACAAAACTCTCAATAGTGCTAATATTTATGTAGGCAATGCGACAAATGTGGCTACAGGCGTGGCAATGAGCGGAGATGTGGCGATAAACAATACGGGGGTTACGACAATACAATCTGATAGCGTAGCTCTGACAACTGATACCACCGGTAATTATGCCGCAGGGGACGCGGAGGCGGGTGCGGCTTTAACTGGCGATAATGCCACGGGATTTTTTACCTTGGGGAATATAGAAATAGCAAGAGGTGGCACAGGAGCGGGGAATTTTGATGATCTGATTGCCTTGGGAACAAATACTACGGGTAATTATGTGGCAACCGTGGCAGACAGCGGTGCGGCAGAGATAACAGTATCGGGTTCTGGCTCGGAAACTGCCGCTGTAACGCTTGCTATCGCCTCTGCCATTACCCGCGATACCGAATGGGATACATGGGCAGAACATCCGGCATTACTTTCTACGCAGATATTAATTGGTAACGCAACAAATGTTACTACAGTAGTGTCTATGAGTGGCGATGGCTCAATATCCAATGCGGGGGTGTTAGCTATAAACGATGACTCCCACGCTCATACCACGACTACTATTTCAGGCGTGGATATTTCAGCCGATACTAATTTAGCGGTAACTGCACCAGTCGTCTTGACAGATGATACCCTTTCACTAACAATAGCTAAAGACCTTGTAACTACCGCACCGCTCACGGGTGGAACTGATGATATACTTCCTGGTGCAGATGCAGATATAACCCTGGCCATAACAGTAGCAAAAGATATAGTGGCGGGTGTGGGTTTATCGGGCGGTGAAGATAATGTCCTGCCTGGTGCAGATGCCGATACCACCCTTACCCTTGACTTAACCGAAATAAACTCATTAACCTGGGGTTCGGGAACATTTACCACGATGACCTTTGACGCTGGCGTAACTGACCCTGTCTTTACTTTTGGTTCAAATAGCATAGCCATAACTAATGCCGCCACATTTACTAAAGGAGGGAATGCTGTCCTGGACAGCGCTTATAATTTTGCAGGCGATGTTACTGGGACTTCTGGAGCGACTATAGTAGGTGATGATAGCCACGCTCACACTTCCCCGACCTTACCGGCTACAGTATCCTATCTTGGCACTGCGATTACCGAAAGCGAAATGTCATTCTCTAACATTACCACTCTTAATGCCAATACCACACAGCACGGGTTTATGCCATACCTGAATAATAATGCTTCAACTTTTATGGATGGCACGGGTGCCTGGACAGCTCCGAGTGCTGGGGCAAATACAGCATTATCTAATCTTGCTTCTGTTGCCATAAATACCGCTTTAATTTCAGATGCGAATTTAACCGACAATTTTGGCTCATCGGCTGCTTACTGGGCAACCTCATATATTGATACGGGGCTATTCAATAGCGGCGTAGGTGCGGGAGTGTCAGGATTAACCGTAACCTATGCTTCTCAATATCCGACGACCCATAATACAACTTTCGTAAAGGCGACCAGCGCGTTAAGTTCCAATTATTCTTCATTTTTTGCAACTGACCCTGCGAAATCCCTTACGGGGTCGCAAACTGATAACCAATGGATAGCAACTGGCGCGACAAATAATCGTTTTCATATAGACCTGGGTTCTGGAAAAACAATAAAAAGAATTTATTACGAAAACTACCACGATTCCGGAACATCGTATGGTGGCAGAGGCGCGAGAAACTTTACATTTTGGGGTTCTAATACTGCGGGCTCGTTCACAGAGCTCACCTATGGAACAGATACAGGCTGGACGCAATTAACCACAAATGCGACAGAGTTTAATATCCACGCTGAGTCCGATACTTCTTCTCCACAATATATCACAGTAACCAATACTGTTGCCTATCAATATTATGCGGTAAAAATAGCTGATGACTGGGGCGGCGGATATATCGGATTAAGGCGCATAGAATTACAAACTGGTGCGACCCCAATGTTGGAGCTGTTGAGTCCGGATAATAATGCGGCGGCAGTGGTAAAAATCAATGCCGCCCAAGCCAGTGTAACTACTGCGGATACCTTTATTGATTTTAGGTCTACCACAGGCAGCGAAGGGACGATTGCGGGAACGGGTTCAGCGGGTGTAATTGCGTATAATACTTTTACTGGTTCGCACTATACCCAGGTTATAAATAAAGATGGGCTTGAACTAAATATGCTTCTTGAAATAGTAGATGAGGATATTTTAGCATCCGATTGGAATGAAGAAAAGATAAGATATATTTCAAAAGAAAAACTTAGAGATACAAACGGTAAAGAATTAAAAGATGCTGAAGGCAATGTTTTGACTCAAGATATTGAAAGGATAAGAATTATCAAGCACCAAGCCAGCCCTAAACCGCAACTATTTAAGACAAGAATATGCCAGACTAAAAACTCTCCTGCCGCAGTTGGAGTATATGGCGGAACAGACAAAGAGAACAGAGATTTAGTGTTGTCTATTGGGACAGGGTTTGCTTGGGTAGCGAATACAGGCAAGAGTATAAATGTAGGAGACCTGCTGGTATCTTCCAGCTTGCCTGGATGCGCGGAATTGCAGGATGACGGTATAGTAAGGAATATAAGCATAGCGAAAGCGACGGAAGGTGTAACCTGGCAGGATAATGAAGTAAAACGGTTAATCAAAGTAATTTACTTGGGGGGATAATAAGAAGAATATGAACTTAGGTGAGGGGATAGCCCGCTGGACAAGTAATTTTTACGCGTCCAGGCGTATAATTTTTACACAATGAATATAGATAGCGATACAGGAGAAAGGATACACCGCAGGATAGATGAGACCCATATCCTCATCAACAATATCAATGTGAGTTTTGCCGAGCAGAAAAAAGAGCTTGAGCATATCGGAAAAACGATAGAGGACTTTATTTCAAAGGTTGACAGCAATGTCTTTCATCCCGCTGACGGATGTATGGCAACTAATAAATCAAAATTCGCAGTCCACGATACGATAATAGATGGCATAGGAAAGGAATTTAAGAAACACTGGGGAGTGATTATGCTTCTCTTGACTATTTTAGCGGGAAGCCTGACTACAGTTATCGTGACGATATGGAAACGATAAAGATGTGTCCCCAATGCGGCGGCGGATTATACAAAGAGCTTTTGCTCGGTGAGAAAGCAAAGCTCTGCTGTATGCAATGCGAATGGAAGTCGGGGGCCATAAACAGGCATCAGGCAGTTGAGACCGAAAGCATACAGGAAAAAAGGAAGGATTGGGCGTGAAGAAAAAAAGATGGTGTATTTATTGCGGGATAAGAAGAACCCTGCACCACTTCTGTTGTAATTGCCGTAAGTTTGTGAATAATAATTTCAGGGGGTTAATCCCCCAGGCGGGTTTGTCAGCCAGAAAATTTCCTGCTATAAACAGATGGGCATAGCTTATGTATTATTCAGGGCAATGGCGATTTCATTGGGATTTTCATTCCTGGCATTCTTAGCTCCATTTGCGATGATAGATATGGTTTTCTTCAAGGGAGGGATGATACGATGAACGGAAATCTGATGGGCAAGCGCTTCATATTTGCGACGATAATGGGTATCTGCGTTTCTATCGTTACCGTGCTCTTAAAATATCAGGCGGTAGAATATACTAAAATGGTGCTGGCTCTGGCGGGGATATTTGTGGCTGGACAAAGCTGGACGGACATCAGAGAGAAGAAGGAGGAAATCGTAAAATGAAGAATAACTTCTGGGCGTTTTTATGTATGGCGTTAGCTCTTTTGACTATAATAGCAGTAACGATGTGCAGGGCGGATGAAGTGAGCATAGGGGATACGCTTAAGAAAATTCCTGCTTTAAAACAGGGCGTTGCCTTTTCCTTGCTGGATAATGATTTTAGTTACCTGTCCACTCTTGAGCTGGCAAATTGGAAAGGGTTTGCCCTTGAAGCAGGATATTCCAGCTCTGATAAGGCGGTGGCTGTATTAAGTTATGAACTATTAAAACTAAAAAATTATATCAGTTTGCCCATATTGGACTTGATAGAATTTAACATCGGAATATACGGCGGAATAGGCAGAATAGCATTAGGTGCAGGCAATGCAAAAGACAATAACGAGTGGGATGCAGGAATTTCAGCGACATTGATTAAAGTAAAATTCTAATAGAGCAACTGTGCTAAAGCGTGGAGTTTAATCCGCTCCTTAGTCCTGAAGGACGACCTCAACCTTGAGAGGAAATTGGCAGGGCAAGTATCTTCAAAGCGTTTTCACTGCGTAAGCGGGGAAAAGTTAGTCTATGAAGTATCCTGCTATTAAGTAAACTCATCCAACCGAGTGGGAGGAAAGCGAGGCTTAATAGGTGATACCCCAACGGCAAGGTAGTTGCTCTATCCTATAAAATTTAATAATGAAAAAGAAGTTTTCCCTTAAAGATATTCAAATCTATATAGCCATAGGCGGCCTGTTAGTGGGCTTGATTACGACTTTTGTTAAATTATCCATATCAGCGGAAAATACTACTAAAAAAGTAGATAAGTTAGAAACGAAAATTGAGGAAGCCGAGGCGATCATCAACGAGATCCGCGCCGACCGCAATACGCTTAGGAACATCGTCGAAAAAGAGACGTCGAAGATGAAGGAGGTCAAGGAGGGTTTTGTCACGCTTCAGGGCAGCGTGCAGCAGTCCTATGAGAGCACAATGGCAACGTACCGGGCCTTCGGCGCATCCGCCGTCGCCCAGTTGACCGTGCCGGTCTATCAGGGCGGCTCGGAGTACTCGCTGATCCGTCAGTCGAAAGAATCGCTGGCGCAGCAGCGCGATGACGTCGCCGCGCAAGCTGCCGGTGTCCGGCACCGTGATCGGGTCTCGTCCGGCGACGTGCAGCAACGCCGCCCGCACCAGGTCGGCCTTGCTCGGCCAGCGGCGATAGACCACGGATTTGCTGGTCCCGGCCCGCTCGGCGACGGTCTCCGGGCCGAGCGTAGTGGCGTGCCCGTAGTTCGGGGGCGCGAGGGCGAGCTCGACCGGGCCCCTGAAGGCACGAAAGGACGATTCGTCGACGATGACGTCCCGGACCTGCATCACCGCCGCATCGCCCCCCGGACCACGTCGCAGCGCGGCC